ATAAATAATGGATTATAGTGAAATTATTTATTTGATTTCATATGAAAAGACTGAGGACGACATTGGAAATCAGTTGTCCTCTAGTCCATTATTAAAAAAATGTTATGCTAAGAAACAAAGTGTTAAAACAAGTGAATATTATAATGCTGTTGCTGTTGGTATGAACCCATCTGCTGAGTTTGTAATAAAAAGATTAAATTATAATGGCGAAATTGAACTTAAATGGAATAATGAAATTTATTCTGTTAATAGAACTGTTGACCCTAAAAATAAATTTGATATTGTATTAGTTTGCTCTAAAAAAATAGGAGTTAAATAATGGCTTATAATAGTATTTTAGATATTAATGAGATTTTATCTGAATATTCTTCTGATATTCAAGAGGCTATTACTAATGAGGCTGTAGCAATTGCTACTGAAGGAATGAATACATTAAAAATAACTTCTCCTAAATCAAGTAGAAATTCTAGTAGAAAAGGTAAATATGCTAAGGGTTGGAGAGTAAATACGGTAAAAGGAAATGGTTTTGTTAATTGTGTTATTCATAATAAAACCGATTATCAATTAACACACTTACTTGAAAACGAGCATTTAACACATAATGGTGGTAAATTTGTTCCTAAGCAAAAACATATACAACCAGTGCATGATTATTGTATTGAAAAATTTGAAAGTAATGTAGAAAAAATTATAAAAAATGGAGGTTAGAATGGAACATAAAGATTTATATGAAATTTTAAAAGAATTAGATATACCAGTTGCATATGACCATTTTGATGATAATAAGAATTTAACTCCTCCATTTATGGCTTATAGAGAAACAAGCCCAGATAACTTTAAGGCAGACAATACGGTGTTTGCTATTTTTAATAACTTTGAAATTGAACTTGTAACTTCTAAGAAAGATATTGCTTTAGAAAATAAATTGTCTAATTTATTAATAAAAAATAAGATTCCATATGATAAATCTGATGAAGTATGGGATAAAGATGAAAAAATATATCATATTTTTTATGAAATTTAAAAGGAGGTAAAAATATGAGTAAAGTAAAGTTTGGATTATCTGATGTTTACATAGCACCATTAACTTATGAAGATGGTAAATATGTTTATGAAAACCCTATTTCTATTCCTGGTGCTGTAAATATTAGTTTAGAACCATCAGGTGATAGCACTGATTTTTTCGCAGATAATATTAAATATTATTCTACTACTGCTAATCAAGGTTATGAAGGCGATTTAGAAATTGCAATGGTTCCTGATGAAATTAGAAAAACAATATTTGGCGAAACTAAAGATAAAAATGGTGCTTACATTGAAAGTGCTGATGATGTTATTAAACCTTTTGCATTTGGTTTTAAAATCAGCGGTGATGAAAAAGGAAGGAAATTCTGGTATTACAATTGTACTGTATCCAGACCTAAAAATGAGGCGAAAACAATTGAATCAAGCAAAGAACCTTCTACTGATTCATTAACGATAAAAGCACTTCCACGTGAAACTGATAAAAAAGTTCGTGCTTTATTACCTGAATCAACTGAAAATAAAGATGCTTATGCTAAATTCTTTGATGAAGTATATGAAGAAGTTTTAGAAGTCTAATCATTACTACTCATTAACGAGTAGTAAAAAGCACTACTGCGGTAGTGTTTTTTAGTGCTTATTAAAAAAGGAAGTGAGAAAATGGCTAATAAGAATTTAAAAGGAATTACAATAGAAATTGACGGAAATACAACAAAATTGACTGATGCAATATCTAAAATGAATAAAAGTATTACTAGTGCTAACGCAGAATTGAAATCTTTGAATTCTGCATTAAAATTAGACCCTAAAAATACTGAATTATTATCCGAAAAACAGGAAGTTCTTAAAACAAATATTTCTGCAACAAATGATAAGTTAAATGAATTAAAAGAGGCTCAAAAGCAAATGGGTAATTATAATTCTTTAACTGATGCTCAAAAAGAAAGTTATAGAGCCTTATCAGTTGAAATTGCAAAATCTGAAAGTTCCTTAAAAAGTTTAAATACTCAATTAAATGAAAGTAAAACAAATACTGATAAATTAAAAGATAGTTTTACTAATGCTAAAGATAAATTATCATCTTTAAAAAATATTAATTTAAGTGAAACATTTGAAAAAGTTAAATCAACAATTAAAAGTATAAATTTTGATTCTATTTCTACAAAATTAAAAAATGCGTTTAATAACATAGATGTTTCTAAATTAAAAGATGGTTTAGAAAAGGTTGGAAGTGTTGCTGTAAATGTAGTTCAAAAAGTTACTGCCGTTGTAACCGCTGTAAGTGGTGCAATTGCTGGAGTTGTCGGTGCTGGTGTTAAATCTTATGCCAATTTAGAACAAAATGTTGGAGGCATTGAAACTTTATTTGCTACATCAGAAGAAGATATTAAAGATTATGCAAAAGTCTATGGTATGAGTATTGATGAAGTTAAAGCAGATAGTGATTTAATGAACGCAGCAATTGATAATACATTATATAATGCATCACAAGCATATAAAACATCAGGTTTAAGTGCAAATGAATATATGGAAACTGTAACTTCATTTAGTGCATCATTATTACAAAGTTTAAATAATGATACTTTTAGTGCAAGTGAATGTGCTGATATGGCTATACAAGATATGGCAGATAATGCTAATAAATTCGGAACAGATATGTCATCTATACAAAATGCTTATCAAGGATTTGCTAAACAAAATTATACTATGTTAGATAATTTGAAATTAGGTTACGGTGGAACTAAATCTGAAATGGAAAGACTTCTTTCTGATGCAGAAAAAATTAGTGGCGTTAAGTATGATATAAGCAATTTAAGTGATGTTTATAATGCTATTCATGTTATTCAAGATGATTTAGGAGTAACTGGAACAACTGCTAAAGAGGCTGCATCTACAATTCAAGGTAGTGCAGCATCAATGAAGGCAGCATTTGATAATTTCTTAAATGGAAGTGGAAGTCCTGAAGATTTATCTGATACTGTTGTAACATTTGTGAATAATATAAGCAATGCTGTTGTAAAATTATTACCAGGCATAACGGATGGTATTAGTACATTAATGAGTGATTTAATACCGAAAATATCAGAATTACTTATGAGTGTACTTCCAAAATTATTTGATTCAGCTCAAAGTTTAATTAATGCATTAATTAAGTTAATAAAAGAAAATGTACAGCCATTATCAGATATGGTTGTTTCTTTATTTATGAGTATCGTTAATTTTATTCTTGAAAATTTACCATCAATTATGGAGGCAGCCTTACAAATTGTAGTTGCTCTTGCTACAGGGATTGCTGAAAATGTTGATGAATTAATTCCAACAATTGTTGATGTAATTTTAAAAATAATAGAAGTTCTTATTGATAATTTAGATTTAATAATTGAAGCCACATTTAAATTATTACTCGGTGTTGCAAAAGGAATAATTATGGCTACTCCACAAATAATAGCCGAGATTCCAAAATTGATTGTCAAATTAGTTAATGCCCTATTAAGTGGTATAAGTAAAATCCATGATGTTGGTGCTCAATTAATAAATGGCTTATGGGAAGGTATTAAAGAGAAATGGAATAATTTAAAAGAAAAAGTCTCAGATTTAGGAAATGGAATTGTAGATAAATTTAAATCAGTTTTTGGAATACATTCGCCTTCAAAAGTTATGAAAGAAAAAATAGGTAAAAATCTTGGTTTAGGAATGGTTGAAGGTATAGAGAGTACTATATCAGATGTAGAAAATGCAATGAAAGAACTATCTAGTAAAGTTGAAACGAGTGTTAATCCAACTATTAATCCTACTGCTAACTCAAATCCTTTAATACTTCAAATAGAAAATTTTAATAATACAAGAGAAACTGATATTCAAGCACTTGCAGAAGAATTAGAATTTTATAGAAAAAATACATCACTTGCTAAAGGAGGTGCATAATATGCTTTTATGGAATAATACTGATTTTAGAAATATGGGAATTATAGTAGAAGAAACACCCAAAATTTCAAAAGGAAAGAAAAATATTGATGTGTATACCATCCCTGGAAGAAGTGGCTTTTTATCAGTTGATAATGGCACTTATGAAAGTTTTAATGTTTCAGTGTCATGTCATTTTAATGAAAATGCAGACTTTGATAAAATAAAAGAATTTTTGGACGGGTATGGTACTTTATCATTTGATGGTAAAAGAGAATACACGGCGATTATACAAAATTCTATTTCATTTGAAAAAGTTCTTATGTTTAAAAAATTTATTGTTCAATTTTTAGTGAATCCAATTTGTGAAGACATAGAGTCTACAGAATATATTGTAACTAGTAATTCAGATAGTTTTGAAATTGATAATGCTACTTCTACTATGTATCCTACTATAGAGATAACAGGTCAAGGAGATATTAGTGTATCTATTAATAATAGTACATTTAATTTATATGACATTGATGGTTTATATATTTTAAATTGTAAAGAAAAGATAATTACATCCAATAGTATTAATGCATCTAATAAAATGCAATATGATTTTCCTAGCCTAATCCCAGGTTTAAATCAAATAAATTATGTTGGTAACATTAGTGAATTTAAAATAATATATAAGAAAGCGTATATGTAGTATGAATATATATTTAGAAACTGAAACCAATTTTAAAACAAATGGATTGGGATTTTTAACTGATTGTTTAACTGCTAACGTAGTTGAAGAGCTTAATGGTGAATATTCATTAACTTTAACTTATCCTATTAACGGTCATTTAAATGAATATCTTGAAAAAGGCAATATTATTAAAACTAATGTTGGAGATAATAATTATCAATTATTCAGAATTAAATCAATAGAAAAAAATTTTAAAACAATAACTATTTATGCAATACATATATTTTATGATTTAACGGATAATTTTATAGAAGATACTGCACCACAAAATCTAAATTGTTACAATTTCACAACTTGGATTTTAGATAAAACAACCTTTAAACATAATTTTACTGTTTATTCAGATATTACATCGCTTGCTAGTGCAAGGTATGTAAGAAGAAATCCTGTTGAGTGCATAATGGGAGATATAGACAATTCAATAATTAATATTTTTGGTGCAGAATTAGAAAGAGATAATTTTAACATTAGATTATTGAAACAAAGAGGTAGTGATAACCATGTTAAATTATTGATTGGAAAAAATATTAAAGATATCACTATTTCTGTTGATGTTTCATCTTTGTATACTAAAATTTTACCAATAGGTTATGATGGATTAATGCTACCCGAAAAATATATTGATAGTCCATTAATAAATAATTATCCTACACCTAAAATTGTAAAGTATGAATTTAGTGATATAAAATATGATCCTGATGATGAAGATGCATATCATACATTAGAAGAGGCTTATGATGCTTTAAGAACTGCTACATATGAATTATTTGATGCAGGAATTGATAAGCCTGTAATTAATATTAAAATTGATTGGCTAGAATTATCTAAAGCAATTGAATATTATAATAAATATAGTTTTTTAGAAAAAGTTAGATTAGGTGATTCAATTACTGCTGAAATACTTGGATTAAGTTATAATACAAGAGTTATTAAGACTACATATAATGTTTTAACAGACAATATTGATACTTTTGAAATAGGAACTTTTAAAGCATCTTTTCAAAATACTGTAAATAATATTACAAAAGAAATAACAAATATTAATCCATCAAGCATATTAAATCAAGCGAAAAATCAAGCAACTCTGCTTTTAACTTCTGCCATGGGTGGTTATGTTTATAAAACTAATAATGAATTGTTTATTATGGATACTGATAATCCTGCAACAGCAGGTAAAATTTGGAGATGGAATTTAAACGGATTAGGATATTCAAAAACGGGAATAAATGGACCATATGAAACAGCAATAACGCAAGATGGTTCTATTGTTGCGGATTTTATCACTTCAGGAAAGATTAACACTAATTTAATTGAAGGTTATGATGAATTATTTATAAAAGTTACTGATAGTGTTGAAGAACAAAATAAAAAATTATCACAAATTACTATGACGGTAGATGGAATAAATAGTAAAATTCAAGATATATCAGATTTTACTGTAGCCGAAGGAAATAATAATGCTTTAGTTACACTAAAAGGTATAAATCAATCAGAACCTATTATGATAAAAATTTACCCGATAAATGAAAATATTTCTTATTTGTATCCAAATGATAATTTATTTCCTAGTGATGATTTATTTTTAAAAACTAGAACACTAAGATTTTTAAATACAACAACTGGAGAATATGTTGATTATGAATTGCCAGACGACTTGCTATATTATGATGATAATACTTATGATGAGTTCTATCTTGATTATGATAGCCAAACATGTCAAATTACAAAAAGGTGTGAGTATAATGCCGATGGAAGTGTTTATGTATTAGATAAAGAACAAATTATTTCTTATGAATATCCACAAATTAATTTAACCGATGGCGATTATGAAGTGTCCCTATTAGGTTATGAAAATGGCTATTTAAATGTCAGATTAATGTGTTCTAATATATATACGGCACAACTTGCAACTAGGTCTGAACTTCAAACTGCAATTAATCAAACAAAAGAAGAAATTGATTTGCAAGCAAGTAGAAAAGTTGGAAATGATGAAGTTATATCTAAAATAAACTTAAGTACTGAAAAGATAGTTATAGATAGCAATAAGGTTGATATTGATGGAATTGCTACATTTACTAATAATAAACTAGCAGAGGCTGGAAGTACTACGATAAATGGGTCTAATATAACAACTGGGACAATAAACGGAAATAATGTTAATGTAACTAATATTAATGCTAGTAATATAACTAGTGGTACGATTGATGCAAATAATATTACAGTTAAAAATGTTGTTGCTGCTAGCGTAGCAGCTGAAAACATCACAGGAACAACCATAAGTGGAAAGAAATTAAATGGTGGAAGTATCGATATAGGTAATAGTAGTTATTATCTAAGAATGGGAGCAAGTTATACTTCTAACCCAGAAGTAAGTGGCTTAAATGTAGGTGCTAAGGGTATCACTATGAATAATCATGGAATATCAAATTGTAATTCACTTTCTAATAGTAAAGGAGATTTATATTTAGCGTCGAATAGTGGAACTGTACATATAGGCCATAGTGTTGCAGGTTCAAGTTTACCAATAGAAGTATCAGGAAGTAAAGTTTATATAAATCAATATTTAGATGTTACAACTAATAGTTTTTATGTTAGAAAGAAAAATGGCTCTACAATTTCGCTAAGCGATTATATAAACGAAGCAAGTTCAAGAAAAGTAAAAGAAAATATAAAACTTATAGATGAGAATTTTATTGTTTCTATATACAATGAAATAAAAGAATTAACAATTTATTCTTATGATTATAAAAAAGAATTTGTTTCAAATGATAATGAAAGAAAAAATAGATTTGGATTTATGATAGATGATGTTATAGATAAAAATATAGCAAAATTATTAGATATTGAAACTGATAAAAATTATTCAACTTATAGTAGTAAAGGACTTGCTAAATTAGATTTAATAATTATTAAAGAACTTATGAAAAAAATTGATAAACTTGAAAAAGAAGTAGAATTGTTAAAGGAGAGTGATAAAAAATGAGTTTAATAACATTTGAAAGTTTACCGAGTAGAAATACACCAATTAATGCTGATAATTTAAATAATAATTTTAAAGAAATTTTAAATTTGGTTTATCCAGTTGGGCGAGGATTTATAGATTTTACAGATACGGATTATAGTAATTATTTAGGTTTTACATGGGAGCGTGAACTTGTAGGTTTAACACCTGTTGGTTACAATCCAGATGATGCTGATTTTAATGAAATAGGTAAACAAGGTGGTAATAAAGAGGTATTACTTACTGAAAAGAATTTACCTAGAATTAATTTTGATGTATCTTATGCAAATGAGGGTGGTTCTAATAAATATGGTTCAATTGCAGGTAGTGCATTTTATTTGGCTGGTAGTGGCAGCAATCATGGAAAGCTAGGTGTAATTTGGGATGGAGAACAAACTGCAATTAATAACATGCAACCTTATCAAGCAGTTGCGTATTGGAAAAGAGTCGCATAAAATTATTAAGAAAGTGAGAGTTAACTTATGAATGAGTTTATAATTATAATAGTAGTTGTTTTAATGCTATGTTTGACGTTTTATTTAATATGTCAAACAAAATTTAGAACATATGTATATGCTTTATTACTAGATGCTGAAAAAACGGAAGATGATGGGCAAACAAAAATGGATTATGTTTGTACTAATGCTTATGAATATATACCATCATTTGTTAAAATTTTTATCAGTTATTCAGGATTTAGGATAATCATACAAAATATATACGATAAAATGCGAGATTTAGCACGTGATGGGAAAGTAGATGGTGTAAAATGAAATATCCTGTTAATTATTTATCCATTACGCAAGGTCATCATACAGGCAAATGTCTTGATTTTGGTTGGTTTTCTGATGAACATAGAAATCAGCCTGTGTATGCTTGCGAAAGTGGAACAGTATATAAAATTGAAACTCAAAAAAATGGTGGTAATGTAATATACTTAAAGCACAACGATGGAATTGTCTCAGTTTATGCACATTTAAAAGAGTTTAAGGTTAAAAAAGGAGATAAAGTATCTTTAGGAGATGTAATTGGCATAGAAGGAAGTTCTGGCAATGTAACTGGTGAACATTTGCATTTTGGATTGTATTCAAAAGGCAAAAACATTTATGGTAATTCAGACTTAGACCCATTTAATTACTTAGAATTGTACGATAATCAAGTAGTCAATACAAAGACTAAAAATATCTATGGTTCTAAAATAAAAAATCATAGCAATTATGAGGTTAAATATGCTAGTGGCGTTGACTACGAAGGTTTAGTTGTTCATAGCGAGGCGTCTTTATCAAGTAAGCAAGTTAATATTTTACAAGCAGGTAGTGAGGTTAAATGTCTTTCAACTATGGGTAATTTTACTAAAATAGATGAAAATCAATTCGTATATTCTAAATATCTATCTAAAACTAAACCTGCTATTTATGAAGTACAAACTGATTTAAACGTAAGAAGTGGTGCAGGTACTAAATATAGCATTGTTAAAGTTTTAAAGAAAGGTTCAAAGGTACAAATATATAAAACTACTTTAAGTGGCTGGGCTAAAGTCTCACCAAGCGAAAGTAGATACGTCTCTAAGAATTATTTAAAAAAGGTATAGTTTATATGGAAAATATTACAATAGGTCAAATTACTGGATTATGCGTTGGTATAGCCTCTTTTTTAGGTGCAGTTGTCCAATTAATAAAATATACTAAAAAACTTCTTAAAACGGCTTTAAAAGAGGAATTTGAACCTATTAAAAATGAGTTAGATACATTAAATAAAAAAATAGTAGAAAATACTCTTAGTCAAAATAAGAATTTTTTAACAATGTGTTTTGATGATTTAGATAGTGGTAAAATAATAAGTGAAACTACAAAAGAAAGAATATATGAATGCATGGAAGAATATACTAAAAACGGTGGTAATAGTTATATTCATACCAGATATGAAAAGTTAGTAAAAGAAAATAAATTATAAAAGACTGTTAGGATAATCTCAGTGTTATCTTAACAGTCTTTTTTTTCTTTAGTTAAAGTAGAATTATTATTTTTTAACATATCTATTGCATTTCTTAAAAATTGTGTTTTAGTAAGCCCGTTTAATTTTAATAGATTATCTAATTCTTCTTTTTCTTCTATATTTAAATCTACATTAAATTGTGCTTTATGCTTTTTTCGATATGTATCAATATATTTTGTTTGATTAAATATTTCTTTCATTATATTTTGACAATCTCATATATACATGTTAAAATCATTGGTAGGGGAGTGGTTTATTTACCACTCTTACCATTCAAAGGAATGTCCAAGCTAATTTTAATTGATATTCCTTTTTTTGTTATTTTTATTTCAATAACTTTTAATGAAATTGTCACTTCTTCACCTCCTTACTTATTAAGTATAACATATTACCTAGGTAATGTCAATACTTTTTTTGAAGTTTGTTACAATATTTTTATAAATTCCGATAAATTTATATTGACATTAACAAGAAAAAAAGGGTGTTGAAAAATTGTTTTAAAATTGGTAGAATATTTTACCAACTTGTGTTATTCTATTTATAGTAGGGGTAACACTGATAATGGAGGAGACATTGAAATGGAGAGTAAAGGAATATTAGATGCAAGAGAATTATCTTGTTATATTATGGATTATTATAAAAGATTTAACATAAACCCAATATCACCAATTAAATTACAAAAATCATTATATTTTTGCTTTGCCTATTGGGGAGGCTTTGTTCGACAAATGAAAATGGGTAATAATGAGTTGAATAGAGATTATGATGAATTATTATTTAGCAACAAAATAGAGGCTTGGGTTTATGGTCCAGTAGTACCAGATGTTTATCACGAAAAAAACTTAGAAAGTTATAAGCAAGAAAATGAAAATCCGTTTGGAGATAATTTTATAAAGGAATTTATAGATGGTATTTTAGATGACGTTCTAACTTCAAATGATTTTAAATTAGTTGAAGTATCTCATCAGGATAAGTGTTGGAAAAAGAATTTTAAACCAAATGCTAAGTATCATAATTTGACAATACCATTTGAAGAAATAATAAGAGAGTATGCTAAGCAATTCTAACACTATAAATTTAAGAGTTAATAGGTTTAAATCTAATACTAAGTTTAATTCTATAAGATTTGAAAACTTTGATTTCAAAAAAGGTTTAAAGTCAATTAATTCTAAAGATTTATATTTTATAAATATGGCTTCTAATGAATCTGAAGAGGTATTTGACTATATTGTAAATACATATTTAAATTTTCTAAATGGAGATTTATCATTCTTAGATGATTTTATTGCAGATGAATTATTACAAGATTATAAAGCAGACAGGCTTTTGGAAATTTTAAAAAAAGTTCAAAAAGTAAAATATAATAGAAAAGATTTATGTAATATTTACAAATTCAGAAATTTAACAGACGAAGCTCTACACTTTTATATAAGAAAAAGTAGAAGCAATTTAAGTCTAATTCTAATAGACTTGTATCATATGGGTATTCAAGGAGACAAAATTGTAAATGGTAAAGCAATAACTATACCAATGGAAAAAAGATATAAAATGCATAGAAACAATACTATTGATTTAGATAGAATAAAGGACATAAATAATTAACAGTATTATTTATGTCTATAGTTTATTTTAAATATTTTTAAGAACTCTTCAAGAGAATTGTTCTCTACAAATTTATTTTGAAATGCAACCTTATAATATAGAGCGAACTCTCTATCATTATGAAATCTTTGATGGCACTTATGACACATAGGCATACGCATACTTTATTTATAAGGGTCTCTCCATGTATACATTCAAATACCTGTGGTAAAATTTTAATAAAAGTATAAGAATATAAATGAGGATTAGTATAATAATTTATAAATAGTTCATAAAAAATAAGACCTGAATAAGACCTTACTGTATTTGAATTATAAAAGAATACGATAAATAGGGAATTATTATTACATTTCAATAATTCTCCTCACTTGCTCCAGATGGTTTTTAAGATTATAGTATTTGATTTTTCCTTATAAATTCGGACTATAATTTATTATAAATTATTCTTATTTACACTTGTTTATAAAAAAATAAGACCTAAATAAGACCTGAAATATGTATCATGTTAGATACTTTTTTAAAAATTAAAAATCTGCTATGAATAATATTAAACTAGCAGATTTTTTTATTTTTCTAAATTATTTAATTTGTTTACTGTAATGCTTTGTTTTTTTGGAAACATATGATAATAGGTTGATTCTACAATTTGTACTGTATCACCAATTCTATTTGCAACATCTCTACTATCACATCCTAAATCAATTAATAAACTAACATGTGAATGTCTGAACCCATGTGGAGTAATTTTTTTAACTTGTGCTTTATTTATGTATGTATTTAATTTTCTTCTTAATGTAGTAGGTGTTATATAAGTAACATTTCCAAATATAAACATTTTCTGATTAAAATTATATATATTTTTCTCATTATTATAATGTTTTAATAGGCGATTATATAAGTTATCATCAATATCAATAATTCGATTAGAATTTTTAGTTTTTGGTGTTATAATTGCATAACTTTTGTTTCCAATTTTATTAGTAAAATTTTTATTAATAATTAATTTTTTGTTTTTAAAATCTATATCGTTCCAAGTTAATGCAATCATTTCTCCTTCTCTTAATCCAGTAAAGTATAAAAATGTAAAAATAAGATTATATAACTCATCATCTACAACGTTTATAAAAGTTTTAAATTCTTCATAAGTCCAAAAGTTCCATTCAGCATTTTTGAATTTTTCATTTAAATTTGAACCATCTTCTCTTAAATTATAAATTTTACTGATAATTTTATTATCAAAATTGTAATTATCTTTAGCAAAAATTAGTAATTCTCTTAAATATCCAATCATTGAATTTTTATAAGATATTGTATAATTTAAATTAGTTATATATATCATCCATTCATTAACAGTAGTTATTTTAACATGTTGTAGTTTGTATCTATTTAATTTATTTAATATATGTTTTTTTGTATTTCTTTCTAAATTATAAAATGTTGTTAATTTTAATTGAGTCTTTTTATAATTTAGCCATTCATAAAAAACATCTTCAAATGATACATTTACATCGATTACATCTTTATTTTCTATTTTATTTAAAAAAGTTCTTTCAGCATTTTGTGCATCAGATTTTTTTATGAATTTGGAACTTTTCATTTGTTTTCTTTCTCCAAATTTATTAGTGTAGTAAACTCTATAATACCAACTACGTCCATCTTTAGTTTTAATTATATTTCCATATTTATCTTTGTCTTGATAGATTGCCATAATATCACATCTTCTTTCTAATTTTTCTTTTTATTTTTATGTAAATGTGATATAATGATATCGAAAAATCCTATCATTATATCTTATGATATTTTGTATTTAGTCTTGTCGGGCTTTTGTGATTTTTCAAATTGATCTACTGTTGGAGCAGTAGGTCTTTTTATGTGTACCACGTTTTGCATAATATCATTAACATTTCTTTTCTTTTTATTTTTATTAATCAAAATGAATGGAATTTAAAACTTCACTTGGTTTTAAATTTAAAATTTTACATAATTCATTAAATGTTTCATTTCCCATTCTGATTTTTCCTTTTTCATACTTGCTTAAAGTTTGTTTTGTTATTTTATATTTTTCTGGTAATTTATCTACTACATATTGAAGAGTATATTTCATTGATTTTCTTTGTTTATTAAGTATTTTGCCTAAAGAAATGTAAAATTTTTTATCTAAAGGTTCCATTTCATCACCTCACTTTGATATTATACAATAAAAATAATTATATTTCTATATTTTAGCGAAAAAATTCGCTCTTTTAGTTGACAAATGTTTTTTAAGGTTGTATTATGTATGTAGCCTATGTAGGCGACAGTGAGATTTGGAAAGAGGTGATAATTGTGCATAAAAATTATAAATTAATTAAAGCAAGAGAAGAAGATTTAAAAATTACCCAAGAGGAATTTGCAAAAAGAATATGTATTAATAAAACTAGCTATGTGTATAAAGAAAATGGTAAAAGAAAAATTTGGGTACATGAAGCTAATAAAATTGTTAAAGTTTTAAATGAAATTGCAAAAGAGAAAAATTTAAATATTACGTATAATTATAATGATATTTTTTTAGATTGATTGTCGCCTAAATGAGCGAAAGTCCGACAAGACGAAATAATAGAAAGAGTTGGTATAATGGAAGCAAAAGATTTACTTAATTTAATAAATAAACAATGGGCTACAACAAATGACATAATGATTATTGGAGAAGTTGGTTATCACAAAGCATTATTAATAAAAAAAGAAATTACCAGTGATTTAGAAGAAAAAAAATATAAATTACCTAAAAATAAGGTGCCGATGGAATTTGTTGTTAATTATTTTAAAATCAATATTTCTTATTTAAAAAAATTTTCATTTCAAGAATCTAAAAATTTAAAATAGCATTATAAAAATAAATTTTAGTGTACCAAAAATTAGCACACTAAAATTTAATTAGTGTATCACAATTTAGCACACTAAAGTGTTATTCAGTGTATCAATATTTGATACAAGGTGTATCAAAATTTAGTACATCTATATAAGTATATATATATATATAATATATTTATATTAACTATAATAACTTAACTAAAAAATAAATAATAAATTATTTATAAAAAGTCAGAAATTATTTTATTGAAAAAATGTGAAAGAGGAACTAATGATTAATAATAATTTTGTGAAGTTAAAAAAATCTTTATTTACTTCCTCCTTATCAGATGCTGAATTTAGAGTATTAGGTTATATAATTTCTAGATCTAAAAATGGATACTGTTTTCCAAGCATACGAACAATCGCTGCTGATTTACATAAAAGTAATGCAAATGTTCAAAAATGTTTGAAGAGTTTAGAACAACAACAGTACATTATAAAAGAAAATAGAAAATTAGGGACTGGAAAAAATACATCTAATCTTTATGTGATTAATGATGAATGTCTTGTTAATAAAAATGCTAGTCATAAAGAGGAAGTTGAAGAGGTTAAAGAATTATTTGATTATGATTGGATTAATGATGAGGGTGGTGATTTTGATGAGTAAAGAAAGATTTGGATTATTTGACTATTTTAAATTGAGAAAAGAATATAACAGTTTATTAAACAAGTATGAAACTTTACTTGAGATGACTGAAGATAAATGTTTCGATGTAATTTATGAAAAGTTAAATGATAATCTTGATTCTATCAGATTAAAAAAGGAAAATAAAAAATTAAGATTACAAGTAAAAACGTTAAAAGAAATTGTTCGAGGCGAAGATGATGGAAAAGGCAATGTCAATAGAACTAAAAGTAAAGCCAATACTTCAAACTAGAGCAAGTTCTGAAATTAAAATTAATAAAAATAAATATCAATTTTATATAATCGAAATTCTTAATGATTTTAATATATCAATGACAAAAGAAGAAATCATTAGTGAAATGATTGAAAGAGATTATGTAGATTATGATAATAAAAATTTGGTAGCACTTAGTATAGCAGAAATGCTGAACGGGGGATTACTTAAGTGTTTTGCAAAAAATGATAAAGAACTATTTATAGTAAATAACAAAGCAGGGGGACTTTGAAAAAGATATTTGAAAAAAGAGGAGAATAAAATGTTAAAAATATTTAAAAATAGAATGTCTAAAAAAAGTCTTGAAGAAATAATAAAAAATTTGAATAAAGAGTGCATAAGTTTAACTGATGAAAATAAACAAGTTATAAATACAAATGGAGTTCTTGAAAAAGAGTTATTAAATTATAAAAATTTGAATATAAAACAAGAAAAATTAATTGCAAAGCAAAATATAGAAATCCAAAATCTTAATGATAAAGTTAATGATGTTAATGATGCTTTAATGCAAGCATGTACATATGTTGAAGATTATAAATTGAAATTAAAACAAGCAAATGGGGCGAAAGGTGGACTTATTGTTGAAAATAACAGGTTAAAAGAATTAGTTAAGGATTTAACTAAGAAGTTAGAAGAATCCATGACTGATAAATACATTGTTAGACATTTGCCTAGTCAGAAAGTTCCTAAAGGTCAAAAAATGGGATATAAAAGTTTTAATAGACAAAGTAGAATTATTGAAAAGATTTACAATAATCATGAAAATAATGAATAACTTTAATGCTTTGGAGGATATAGTGTTTGATGAAATTAGAAAAACATTAAATGTTATAAATAAGAGTTCTAATGTTTATATATCTGAAAATCTTACTTATGTTTTAGAGCCATCTTTTGATGAAGAAAATAAGAGATATTATAAATATTTAAAATTTTCTATTATCAGGAGAGGTGGAATGAATAATAATGTAATTTTTAGAGCAAGTTGTAAAGAAAATAATCCTGATTGTTATTTGAAAGTTATTGTAGATATTTTAAATGATATAAAGGAAAAATATTTGAAAGAAGGTTTTCTATGATTTAGTAAAGTGAAAAAATAACTATTTTAAGATGATTTAAGAGACGTTATTCTGATTTAGATATTATTTATTAAAAATTACTGAAAAACGTCTTAGAATTGATGAAAATAATAAATATGAGGTGGTTAATAATATGAATGAATTTATTTATTTGATTGAAGTATTAATAAAATATGGTGTAAAAATTGAAAAAGAATATGAGAAACTTAAAATCGAAAATAAAAAATTAAATTTTAGTAAATCTAAGGCTTTAAATTATATAAAAAGTAATATGTATGCAGATGGTGTAGTTATTGACGGTAGTTGGCTTAGATTCAAAGATTTATTAGAGATATTGGAAGATGAAAAAAATGACTAGTGAAGAATCAAAAAGACTCTCCTATTTTAGTGAACAGGGATGTAAAAGTAGATGTGAAAAAACAGGTAATTGTTTTGACTGCATTATAGAATTTGAAGATGTTAAAGCAATAGAACATTTATTAAAAGAGCATGAAGAACTTAAAAATAGAATAGACATGGCTATTAAATATATTGAAAGTAATCCTAATGTATATATAGATGAAAATATTATTTGTGTTGATGATATTATTGATTGGGAAAATCTTTGTAAGGATTTTAAGGAAGAAAATAAAACTGAGTTTATAAGAAAATTATTACAAATATTGGAAGGCAGGGATGAACAGCAATGAATAATGAAGAAATATCTTATACAATAGAACCAAGTGAATTAGATTATAGAAGTTTATTTGAATTTTTAACTAATAATTGTAAATATAATGATGTAGTTAATTTATATTTAATGCTACATCACGCAATAATGTTTGTAAAAGAATGTGAAAAAGGTAGTGATGAATAGATGAATAAAGAATACACAAGAGAAGAATTATTAAAAATATGTAAAAAAGCATTTGTTCCAGAAAATAAATGGCATAATAGAGATAGTGAAAGTTCACAATGTCAATTAGGTGAATGTTATGTCTTATTAAAAGCTGGCTGTGATTTCAAAGTGGATTATGAAGATGATATTTGTAAAACTAATGAAAATACAATTTGGTTATATGTTTATTCAAAAGGTTTTAAATATTTTGAATATGCAGATGACGATGAAGAAGATAATTTCGGATTAAAAGAAGAACATCATTATTATTTACCAACATTAAAAAAAATAGAAGAATCAGATGGTCAAGATTGGTATTAAAAGGAGAATAGCAATGTTGAAAATTAAAGATAATGTTGATTTAAAAGAATTAGAGAAATACGGGTTTATTAAAGAAAGATATAATGTGTTGTATTTATTTGAAGAAAACAGTTTTACTAGAATTAGAATTGAAATAGAAACACGAAGAATTGGTTTTTACAATAGTGCAGATATTATTGTAGAAAAAGAAATATTAGATAAATTATATGATTTAATCAAAGATGGATTGGTAGAGAAGATAGATGAATAAGAGTGCTAAAGAATTATTTACAGAACTAGGATATAAACAAATAAAACATAATGTATTTGATGAAGAACCAAAACCTAATGAATTTATTACTCAAGACGAACCGTATATAGCATATAAACAAGAAAATGAAACAGCAATAGAAGAAATCACATTTAGTTTTTATAGTAAAAACATTTGGTTTAGTGGTTATAGAAAAGACTTAAAAAGACAAATTATGTGTCCTATCAATATTAAAGAATTACATGCCATAAACAAACAGATAAGTGAATTAGGGTGGTTAGATGAAAATAATAAATGATACTAATTTATCTTATGAGATGGTAGGGAAGTTAATAGATATGACTTTAAAACAAGATATTGGTAGTACTCATTATGTTGGACAAGTCCTGTATGGCTCTTTTGAAGTAGGCAATAAAGAAGTAAGAGTACAAATCAGGTATTTAAAAAAATATGTAGAATGGAGATTTAGTTATGGAAAGTAAAGATATTGCACCTAGAAATAATGCTATTACAAAATTTAAACCAAATAAATTGGGATTAAAAATAATCTTAGGTGGAAAATTTAAAGAAAAAATGTCAATAATTGATATAAAAAGTCATATTTACAATGAAATGAAAGAAAACACAAAATTACAAGAAGAAAATCATCAATTACAAGATAGATTATGTGAAATAGATGAGTGGAAAGAAAAATATGAAATAACTTGTTCAACTATTGAAGAATATAAAAATAGAATTGATACGAAAGAACAAGAAATAAAACATTATCAAAATAATATAAAATCAATTAAAGATGACAATAGATTATTAAAAAGCGAAATAGTTGATAAAGACAATGAAATAAAAGAATTGAAAAAAATAATAAAACAAATGGAAAAAGATAAAGAAATTAATAGTAAAACTACTAAAAAGAAAGGAAACAAATGAAAAATAAAGAAATTACAATATATGAGTTACTAGGACTAATTAAAGATGGGAAAGCACCTAAGAAAATATTGTATAATGGGCATTTATATACTTATACAAAAAACTTAGCAGATAAAATGCAATATATAAGCAATGAAATTAGAGTAGTACACTTTTTGAATTTTGATGAGGAAATACTAGATGATAAAGTAAAAATTCAAGACGAAACTGATGATGAATTTGAAGATATTGAGGAAATGTATATTAATGGTATTCCTAGAGACATAAGTAATGAACAATTAGATAATCAAATAAATAATATGAAAATGAGAATAAATCAATTAATAAGAAATCAAAAGAAGATAATTGAAAGATTAAATGGTGAAGATAATGAGTGAAGAAGAATTAAATAAAATGTATGAAAATATTGATAGACGAGTACTTATGGAAAGACTCAATGGCTCAAAAGAACTTAGTAAAGATACACAAGATAAAATAAATCTTTATAATGAAGTTATTAGATTAAGTTATGAATTAGAAAAGAAAACTAAGATACTAGATGAATTGAAAGAATATACATTAAAACAAATAAACTGCTCTTATGAGGCAGATCAACAATGTTATGAAGATATTTTAAGTACATTAGAAGAATTAGAAAAGAGTGATAAATAATGAATTTCTTAGATATTATATTAATTATTATAATAATTATGTTTATTGTTGGAGGAATAATTCAGTTAGTAATATGTTGCATAAGAGATGATGTTGGTGATGGAATTGGAATATTTTTAATTTGTATATTTTTTGCAGGAATATTTACATTACCTTTTATAATAATCGATAAAGGCAGTGGTTCTACAATAGGAACAATTACAAGTATAGATAAGAATTTTTTTGGAACAACAGCACTGTATATTAAAACGTCAGAAACAAGCCAAGAAAAATATTGCATAGAAAATAGTGATATTGTAGAGCAAGCAACTTTATTAATTGGAGAAAAAGTGAAAATTAGTTATGGAGAAAGAGTAGGATTATATTCTACTGGTAAATGTAGTTATGCTCCAATAGATAGTATAGAAAAAATAGAAATGGAGTGAATAAAATGAGAATAAATAGTGAAGAATTATATAATTATGTAAATAATGTAATAAAAAATAAAAAAGTGAAATTTAAAGTATATTTTGATGATGTATATTTAACTGATTTATTATGGGATGGAAATAATTTCTCTTGGGAAAGTGGTACTTTCTCATCTGGAGCATTTTTTAATCCATTTTGTGAGTTTGAAATGATTGAAACTAAAATTGAAAAACTTAATGGCTATGTAGCATCAAATAAAGAAATCCATGATAAGTTAAATGAAGTTATTGATGAATTGAATTTATTAAAAAATAATAAGGGCTAAAGTTTATGACTAGAGTGTTTAGAAATAGATTCGGACGTAAAACTGTTAAACCATTTCAAAAAGAAGATATAAACAGCATGTTAGTTATATGTAAAAAGCATATAAACGTTGCTGAAGAAAATGAGGATAATGAGCAAATGTATTTATGGAATAGAAATTATATGATTTTGCATCTAGGCAGAAATTTAGCATTTCGTATTGAGGATTTATTGCAACTTAAAACAGATAATTTTAAAAATGGTGGTATTTATACTAGAGAGTTTAAAACTGGTAAAGAACAATCTTTTGAATTGCATCCATCTCTAAGAAAAGATTTAGAAGATTATATTAATAAAAATAATTTAGTTGCAGGAGAATATCTTTTTAAAAGCAGAAAGGGTGTTAATAAGCCGATAACTAGACAACGTGCTTGGCAAATAATTAAAGAACTTGCTGATGAAGTAAAAGTGCCTTACACTGTTGGAACCCATTCGTTACGTAAATATTTTGCTAGATCATATTATGAACAAACGGGTGATTTAATTGGTTTAAAAGAAATGTTAAATCATTCTAGTGAAACAGTAACTTTAAGGTATATTTGTTGGGATGATGATACTAAAAATAAACGTAGAAAAGGTTTTTATTTAAGTTAGATTTTAGGATTACTGATATTTAGTGTATTTTTAAAAAATTAATAGGAATTTTACAAAATGAAAAAATGTAAATTCATAATAAAAATAAATATTAAAAATTTTAAAAAAACTCTTATAAATAAAGGAAAAAATTAAGACTTTAAAAATTAAAAATGAATTTAACAGAATTATGTCATTATGTAAAATTCAAATATAGAAGAAAATAGTAAAAGAGAGGGTAAATATGACAATAAGATTTTTACTTAAAAATGGTAAAGAAATAGATATGAAATGTGAAAAGTTCAGTGCTGAAAATAATTTTGGCAATGGGATGATTTCTTCTTATAAAGCAGAAGGAATAACTGAAAATAAAATTATTGGTATTGATTTTACAGAAATAGTAGCAGTTTATAGATTGATGATTGATGAAGAAAATGAAAATGAGGGTAATAATGGAAAATAAAAATTTAAAAAATGAAGTAATTAATATTATGTTAGATGAATTAGTCAAAAGAAAATTAATTAAAAAAAATAATTCTATTTTTGATGATACTAAGCAATTATTAAAAAATTATAATAAATTAAAACATTCTAAAAATGGTATTTTAAAACAAATTAAAAATCTTAATAATTGTAAGGATAAAATAGATTTAAGAGCCGAGATAAAATCAAGTTCTTTGATAGCAGAGACTAAAGGTACTAGTATCCTATCTAATCTTGATACAATTAATCAAAGAATAATAGATTTAGAGCAAGATATAATTAAAATTGATTGTTTTTTAGATTTTGTTGATAATGCATTAAATGAATTAAAAAATAATGATGGATATGACCTAATTAAAAGAGTTTATTTTAATAATGAAGATCCAAAAGATTTAGCAATAGAAAAAAATTGTGATGAAACTACAATTTATAGAAAAATTAATAAATCTTTAGATGAATTGAAAGTATTGATTTTTCCTAGTAAATTCGTTGATGAAATAAACTAAAATGCAAAAAACTTGCAAAAAAGCCGCTTTGACAATGCAAAAAATAACCATTATAATGTGATAAAATAAAATTATTATGAAGATAGCATTAGAGAAAATATGCTATTTTTATTTTATTTATTGAAAGAAGGTGTTTTGTGAAGAAATTGGTTAAAATTGATAATAAAGAATATCTTATGCAATCTAGTGCTTATACTCAATTTGCTTACAAAAATGAAACTGGTAGAAGTTTTTTACAAGATTTAAAAGTTGTTATTAATATCACAGATAGTAATGATAATGATGATTTTTCAATGGAGCAATTAGATACAATATCTGAACTTATATTAAAAATTGCTTTTATTATGATTAAAGAGGCAGATGAAAAGCAAGTAGTTGATTATACTTCGTTTGTTAAAAGTATTGAAAGTTTATATGATGATATTGATTGGATTTATGAAGTTATAGCACTTGCTTGTACACCCATATCAAGGCAACTACAAAACCTTAAATAGTAGTTCTAGGTGTAATGAACCCATGGATGAATATGAAGTAGTTGCCTTAGCAAAAAGATTAAATATTTCAATAGATGACATGAAACAAATGAGTTTTGTTTCTTTAACTAATATATTAATCTCATCTGTTGAAGAAAAAGAAAGTGTAGCAACACAGCAAGATATAGATGCTATGTTTGGATAGGTGATATATGATAAAAAGTATTATTCAATTTATTTTAATTATATTAATTGTAATGACAATGAATTATAAAAAAGATAACAAAATTAATTGTAGTTTAGAGGCTTATACAATAAGCATAATTATATATGTTGTTATTATTATGTTGTTATTTAGATGAAAGGATAGATTTAAAATGATTAAAGCAAAAGTAATTAAATCTTTTTACTATGCTAAAGATAAATTTATTTATTTAGATGAAGATAGATTTAAAGAATTAGAAAGAGAAGGTTATGTTGTTAAAGATAATGATGCATCAGAAAACAATAAGTATGATGCTCAAGATATTGTAACAGCAATGATAAATTCTAATGGAGAGAGAAAAGTTTTACCAAAGCAGGATTTGGAAGAACGTTAGAAGAAACGTTTGGTTAAAACAATCGTGCTTATGTTCACGTTGTGGCAGAGCAGTTTATGTTGATGGTTTATCTTCTTATATTCCTAAAGAAAAAAGGTTAAAAGGTATAGTACATCATAAGGTTTATTTGAATGACATTAATATTTATGATGATGCTATATCTATTAGTGAAGATAATCTTGAAGGCTTATGTATTGATTGCCATAACAATGAGCATTTTAAAACTGATTCAGTTAGAAAAGATGTTAAATTTGATGATAACGGTAATTTAATTTCAGTTGCTAAGCCCCCCTATAAGTGATGTTTTAGTTCTAAATGGGACAACGATGATAGGGCATACAAAAAATACGCAACTCGCACACATAACCCCCTACCTTTTTAGAAAAGCATAGAAAGGAAGTGAAATCATGGCAAAAGATGATAAAACAATTAAATTAACTAATGATGATATTAAAAAGATTGAAAAAATATTTGCTGATATGGATTCCGAATCAGGCTCTTTAGGATTATCTATTTTAGAAGAATTAAAATTTACATTACAAACATTAAAAAAATTAAAAGCAAATATAAGAAAAAATGGTGTTGTTGTAGATATGCAACAAGGCAATTATTCTATACAGCGTGCTAATCCCGCTTTGCAGACATATAATGTTTTAATAAAAAATTACCAATCATTAGTAAAATCAATTCTTGATATGCTTCCATCGAATGATAATGGGGATAATGATGAGTTTGATAGTGATGATTTATGAGTTATATTGAGGAATATTTTGATTGGATTAAAAGTAATCCTAAAAAAGTTAATAAAAAAGTTACATTGATTTATACAAAATTAGTTGATGATATTAGAAATCCTAAAACCGTTTCTTTTTTTAATAAACTTACTCATGAAAATGAAACACATACTTACATTTTTGATGAGAAAAAGGCATTAAGACCTATTCATTTTATTGAAAAATATTGTAAACAGTCTAAAGGCAAATGGGCTGGTAAACCAATTAAATTAGAATTATGGCAAAAAGCATTTATTGAGGCTGTTTATGGTTTTGTAGATAGTAAAACAGGTTATAGAAAATATACAAAAACGGCTTTATTTGTTGCTAGAAAAAATGGAAAATCTACCATTGCATCAGGTTTAGCAAATTATATGTTAACTAAAGATGGCGAAGGTGGAGCAGAAATATATTCATTGGCTACCAAAAGAGAACAAGCCAAAATTATTTGGGAAGAATCAGTTAGAATGATTAAAAAATCTCCAGCATTAAAAAAACGAATCAGATGTTTAGTTGGTGGGATTTATTATGATGCGACTGATTCTTTTTTTAGACCACTTGCAAGTGATTCAAATACTTTAGATGGTCCAAATGCTCATTTTGTTGCTGCCGATGAAGTTCACGCATGGAAAGATATAAATTTAATTGATGTTATGTATGACTCAATGGGTACAAGAACTCAACCATTATTTTTAGAAACATCGACCATGGGAACCGTTAGAGAAGGTGCTTTTGATTATGAATATAATTATTTTTCTAATTTGATTTTAAATAAATTACAAGTTGATGATGAAAGTACTCTAGCGGTTATATATGAACTTGATAGTCCAAATGAGTGGCAAGATGAAGAGGCTTGGATTAAAGCAAATCCAGGACTTGGAACAATAAAAGACACTAATAAATTAAGAGATAAAGTTTATAAAGCCATAAATGATAATACAAGGTTAAAAAATTTATTATGTAAAGATTTTAATATTAGACAAAGTGATACACAATCTTGGTTATCATTTGAAGAATTAAACAATGAAAAAACTTATAATGATTTTGAAGATTGTTATTGTATTGGTGGTTGTGATTTATCTAGTACAACTGATTTAACAAGTGCAACTTTACTTGGTGTTCAAAATAGAGAAATTAAAGTTAAGCAAATGTATTTTCTTCCATCCAACAATTTAGAACACAAAGTAAATGAAGATAAGATACCTTATGATAAATGGGTAGATAGAGGTTTGCTTAGGTTATGCGATGGTGCAAAGGTTGATTATCATGATGTTACAAAATGGTTTTTAGAACAAGTGCAAGATTATAATTTAAGACCTCTTTGGGTTGGCTATGACTCATGGAACGCTCAGTATTGGAAAGATGAAATGGAAACATACGGGTTTGATATGGTTGAGGTCAGACAAGGTGCTAAGACTATGTCATCACCAATGAAACAAATGAAAGCCGATTTAATTGATAAAAAAATAAATTACAATAATAATTCTATTTTGAAATGGTGCTTATCAAATTTATCAATTAAACAAGATGAAAATGAAAACATACGACCTGTAAAAGAGAAATCAAGACAGAGAATTGATGGTGCGGTAAGTTTAATAGATGCTTATTGTGTCTTTATTGAAAAACAACAAGAATATTTAAAATACATAGGAGAGGAGGTTCCTAATGAGGGTTAAAAAAGAAAAAAGAAGTCTATTTAGTAAAATGTTTGGAAATGATAATAATACGAACGCTCCAGCAACAGCAACTGATTTTAAAATATTAAATGGTTATAAATCAATATTTACTAATTATGATGGTCATTATTATGATGATGCTGACATTAGGTCTTGTGTTGATGCAATTGCTAGAAATGGTGCAAAATTAAATCCTAAACACTTACGATATGGTAAAAATGGTATAGAAATGATTAATGATAATTTATGGCGTTTAATTAGTAGAAAACCTAACGAATTACAAAATGCTTATAAGTTTTATTATCAGGTAATAAGTGAATTAGAATTATATAATAATTCATTTATTTTTATACAAAGAAATGAAAATAATGTTGTGGTAGGTTTATATCCATTACATTACCAAACGTTAAAATTTTATGAGTATCAAGACGATATTTGGTTGCAATTTCAATTTGGTAATTGTAAAAGACGTTTTGTTAAATTAAAAGATTGTATTCATTTAACGAGGTTTGTAGGTGATGATGGTATCACTGGCGGAAATAATATACCAATAGTTAAAACATTATCGATAAAGCACGTTTTAGACGAAGGAATTGTTAATGCTATTAAAACTACTCAGTCAATAAAAGGTGTTATTAAAAGTACAAAATCGTTGTTAAATCCAAAAGATGTTAAAACTATGAGAGACCAATTTGTAAAAGATTTTGTAGAAAATAGCGATGGGTCTGGTATTGGTGGTTTAGATGCATCAACTGATTTTATACCAATTTCATTAAATCCAACAACAGCAAGCGATACTCAAATAAAAAGCATAAATGACAAAGTGTTGTCTTACTATGGAATTAATGATAATATCGTCCAGTCTAAGTATTCTGAGGACGAGTGGAACGCCTTTTATGAGAGTGTTTTAGAGCCAATTGGCTTACAAATGAGTTTAGAGTTTACTAATAAATTATTTAGTGCAACTGAGATATACCATGGTAATGAAATTATATTTACATCTAATCGTCTACAATATGCCTCTAATAATACAAAAATAAATCTTATTAGGTATGGTAATAATGTTTTAATGATTGATGAAATGAGAGAAATATTAAATCTTGAGCCTCTTCCTGATGGTAAAGGTCAAGTAGTAATGCAAGATTTAAATCATATTGATAGCGATATTGCTAATGATTATCAATTAGATAGTGAAAATAGTGAAGGAGATGATAAAAATGAATAAAGAAGTAAGAATGTTAAATAAAGAATTTAGAGTTATAGAAGATGAAGATAATAAAATGGTTATTGAGGGTTATGCTATTGTATTTAATCAACCAGCAACGTACAGTTATACTGAAATAATAAGTGATAAATCATTAGATAAAACTGATATGTCAGATGTAGTTCTTAGATATAACCACAATGATACATTTATTGTTTTAGCTCGAACAAGAAATAAATCATTAGAATTAACAAGAGATGATTTTGGCTTGAAAATTAAAGCAACATTGCAAAATGATATAACAGACCATGTTAATATTTATAATGCAATAAAGAGCGGTTTAATTGATAAACAGTCTTTTGCTTTCACAGTTAGGGCTTATGAATATGATTATGAAACAGATACAAGAACGATAACTGACATAGATAAATTATATGATGTCTCAGTTGTAGACCAGCCATTTTATGAAGGCACCGATGTATCAGTTCAAAGAAATATTAAGGCTGATGATTTTATGTTAAAAAGAAAGCAATTACGAGACTTAAAAAAAGCAAAAGAAAAAGTTTTAAAAAAATTAGGTTAATACGATTATGAAATAGAAAACTGGATAGTTTTCTTTTTTGTTGGCGAAAACTAACTAAATCGTTTAATAAATTCCTGGATAGGAACAATGGGAAGGATAACAGCCCAAAAGAGTGTCTAAAAAATGGAGGTCATGATGACAAGATTAGAAGAAATTGAAACTCGAAAAAAAGAGATTCGTTCTGAACTTGAAAATACTGATGATGTTGAAGAAGTAAAAGAATTAGAAAATGAAGTTGATGCTTTAAATGCTGAAACAACTGAAATCAAGGAAAATCAAGAGAGTGAGAAAACTGCTAAGGAATTAGAAAATGATAGTTCTGATGCAAAGAAAGTATCGATTGAAATGGAGGCAAGAAAAATGGATACTAAAGAAATAAGAAATTCAGAAAAATACATAAATGCTTATGCTGAATTTATAAAAACAGGTAAAGACGAGGAAGTAAGAGCATTATTAACTCAAAATGCCGAAAATGGCACTATTGCGGTACCTGACTTTGTTTATGAAACGGTAAAAACTGCATGGGATAAAAATGACATTATGTCATTAGTAACTACGGCTGAATTAAAAGGAAATTTAAAAGTTCAATTTGAAATAAGTGGTTCTGATGCTGTAGTTCATAAAGAAGGAACTAAAAGTGTTGATGAGGGAGAAATTAAGGAAGGCATTGTTACAATTGTTCCATCTAACATCAAAAAATGGATATCAATTAGTGATGAAGTTATGGACTTAAAAGGAGAGGCTTTCTTAAAATATGTTTATGAGGAATTAACATATAGAATTACTAAAAAGGCTGCTGACCAATTAATTTCTTTAATTGCATCATTACCAGAAACTGCAACTGAAACATCTCCAAGTGCAAATAAGGTTAATAAAGCACCAGAGGCTGTTACAATTGCTACTGCGGTTGGTAATTTAAGTGATGAGGCTGCTAATCCAACAATAGTAATGAACAAATTAACATATGCTAATTTTAAATCAGTTCAATATGCTAACAACTATGGTGTTGATATTTTTGAAGGGTTAACAGTTAAATTTAATAATTCATTACCTGCATATGATGCTGCGTCTGCAAATGATGTTTATGCGATTGTTGGTGATTTTGGTCATGGTACACTTGCTAATTTCCCAAACGGTGTTGAAACAGTAGATTTTAAATTTGATGAACTTTCTCGTAAGAAGGAAGATTTAGTTGAAATTTTAGGAAAACAATATGTTGGTTTAGGTGTCGTTGCAGATAAATCATTTGCATTATTAACTAAACCTGCATCAACTACTACTTCAAAATAGAAAGTTGGTAAATGGCTATGCTAGAAGAAATTAAAAAAATTCAAGGAATAAATCACGATGAGTTTGACTCTATAATTACTAATTATATTGAGTCATGCAGAACTGATTTAGCGGCTATTGGTATAGCCAAAATGAAAATTAATAATGATGATAATCTTATTCATACAGCAATTCTTACCTATGTTTTAAGTTTTTTAGATGTAGCAAATAGTGAAATGTATTCTAATTCATATTTATTGCAAAAAGATGTTTTAAGACATCTTAGCGATTATATAGAAAGTGATGATAAATAATGGATTATAGTGAAATTATTTATTTGATTTCATATGAAAAGACTGAGGACGACATTGGAAATCAGTTGTCCTCTAGTCCATTATTAAAAAAATGTTATGCTAAGAAACAAAGTGTTAAA